GATCCCACTCTCATACTCGTTCATAACGCCCTCCATCACGCCGGATATAGCGGCACCGGCCCCTTGCCGGGGTACACCTTCAGCGACTCAAGTTCCTCCATTCGTTCCGCGGTGCGGGTCAGAAGCCCCAGATCGCGCAAGTGTCGGATCGACATGCTCACAGTATCGACCAAGTCGTCGTGCTTCCCCTTCGGGAACATCGCGACCTGATTGATGACTTCCTGCGCCCACGAATAGTCAGGCGCAAAGATCAAACCCTCTGCAAAAAGATGCTGAATAGAAATGAGGCGCGATAGCTTGTCCATACTCTTCGGATCGGACAACTGAACAGCCCAGCTTGCGCTGCTATACAGTCGCCGCATTTCCTGCGACACAGAAATACCCGCGGCCTTATTTTCAATCAGCAGCTTATCTACACGCAAACGCCGGCAGGTGTCGGCCACCTTCTCGATCAGTTGGTGAAACTCGAGCCGCTCCTGCCACGCGTGCATCAGCATCAGCTTCGGCGAGCCCTCAACGTAGGTGCGCTCGACCTGTCTGGCCCCCGATCCCTTCATAAAGGACCGGATCTCCTGCGCCTTGAAGTCTTCGGTGAACACACCCCAGACGGTCAAGGCCGAGAAGTCATTGGAATTGACGGTGGTGTAGGCGGTATCGAGGGATGCCAAGATGAAATCCATCCCCGGATAGGCCTTGTGCTCCCACAGGTTCCACCACTCCTGCTTGATCACGCCGCCGCCCGGCGGGTCGGGGCGCTGCTGCAACTGGCCGGCGGCGCCATACGGCCCCAGCACGCGCTCCAGACGGGCCACTTCCTTCTCGCCGAACCGCTCATCCCACAGCAGTTCGCCCTGCCGCTCCTTCAGAGCCACCTCGGCCTTGTGCGAGACAGGCTCACGGACCCCTGTCTCACCGATCTTGACCAGCGGCTCTCCGTCGTCGTCGCAGCCGCGGGGGTCTTCCCAACCGATGACCGTCGAGCAGTGGCGCTCCCACTCGTACCGCATCGGCAGCACAAGGTGGGTCCACTCGCCCTCGGTGTCGTTGTCGAGGATGTGGCCGGTCAAGTCGTTCTCGGCCAGCCTCTGCTGGATCACGATCATCGCGCCGGTCTTCTGGTCGTTGAGGCGGGTGCTCATCGTCCCGTCCCACCAGTCAATCGTGGACTGGATGTTGGCCTCCGAGAAGGCCTCATTCGCCGCGTTCGGGTCGTCCACAATGATGATCGAGCCGCCCTCGCCGGTGATCTTCGCATCGACCGAGGTGATCAGGCGCTCGCCGCGCTGATCGTTCAGGAAGCGCCCCTTGGTGTTCTGGTCGGACGTCAGCTTGAAGCGGTCGCCCCAATACCGCTGGTACCACGGGCTCTCGATCAGTCGGCGGCACTTCACGGAGTCGCGCATCGCCAGAGACGAACCGTATGAGGCGCAGAGGAACTGGACTTGAGGCCCCGAGGTGGCCGACCGTTCCGTCTGCGCCCACGTCCAAGCCGGGAAGGCCACAGACGTGATCGATGACTTGCCCATACGCGGAGGGATGTTGATCACCAGCCGCTTGATGTCGCCATCGACCACGGCCTGCAGGTGCTCGGCCACAGCCTCAATCGGCCAGCCGTCCTTCCACGGCGAGGCGTCAATGTGCTGCCACGCGCCGACCAGAAAGTCATAGAGGCTGTTCTCGTAATCGTACCGCTCGAGAAGCCGAAGCTGCTCGCTCGGGTCGATCAGAACCCCACCCCCAATGTCGATCAACCGGCTCATTCGTCGTCGATCTCTTCGACTTCCGCCTCGTCGGTCCCGTCCGAAATCATCGTGTAGTCAGCCTCCGGAACCTGAGACTGCCGATAGCCGCTGGCCTCGTCGATGGCCTCGCGCAGCACGCCGGACACCGCCTCGCGCAGCGCGTAACGCTGCTCGTCGGTCAACTGGTAAGGGTCGAGCGTGGTCGTCTGCTGAGGGTCAATCGGCCGACCGTCCTTGCCCAGAAACTGGATCTGCTGCTTCTCGCTGAACACCTCGGGCATCAGCCGGCTCAGCATGAACTTGCCGGCCACGACAGACTGCTTGTGCCCCGGATCCTGCGCGATGACGGCCATGTTCGAGGCGATTTTCGTCATCAGGGACGACGTGCCGGCCTGCATCTCTTCGCCGTAATACTTCTCGACCGTGGGCAGGCTCACCCCGACCAGCTTGGCCACCTGATCCTTGCGCAGGCCACCAGCGCGCAGGCGCTCGACCATCGCGGCCGTCACGTCGTCGTATTCGTGCGCAGGCGTAGGGAGCGGAATAACCCCGCCGTCAGGGCGCATGCGCGCCAACGGGCTCTTCGAGAGTCTCGGCTCGGCTGGTGGTTTTTTGGGCATAGCTCTCGTCTCTTCGCGTAACGGCCCAATATGTAATGGATCAGCCGCCTCTTGGGAAGTGACAGAAGAGAATGGTGCCGGATGTGGGGATCGAGTGGTGCTTCAGGAGGGAATCGAACCCCCTGTCTCCGGGTTACAAATCCGGCGCATCGCCAGCAATGCTTCTGAAGCCTAAAAACTCTTTTTCTCGGCGTACCGCACCCTTCTCTGGTGACGGCCGTTACCCCTATTGCGGATTTTGTACGTATCCGTCTGCGAGTGGCAGTTCGGGCATAGTATCAATAGGTTGATAAGGTTGTTATTGTCCCCGTTCCCGTCAATGTGCTCAAGCTCGAATGTCAGCGCCTTGCCGTTCCATCCTTCAATGCCGCACTCTTGACATTGCCTCCCGCGAGTGTCCAAAAGGTACCGCCTGACGGAGGCATGGCTTGCTGTTCCGCAAGTGACTTTCTGCGCTCTGGTGTGCGCATGCTGGCACTTGTTCGAACAATACTTGCCCATCGTGTTCACCCGAGTAACTGTGACTCCGCAGTTTAGGCATGGGTACGTTTTGTGCGTGGGCATAATACTTCCTCGCCGAGAGGAAGAACACTACCTTAAAGTGAGATGCTCTGCTACAAGAAAATAAGCTAATCCGGCGAAACACGACGCCCATAGTCTGACAGCTTCTTCATCGCAACCATCTCGCCCACGCCGAGGCGCTGCGCCACGCGACTGAGGGGAACCTCGGTGCCGGCGTAATAAGCGTACAGCTTCTCCATCCGCTCATTGTGCTCAGCCTCAAGCCGGCGCTTCTTCATGGCCGACTGCAGCTTGCGGTTGGACTTCATCGCTTCGACATCGTCGCCCATAACTACCCTCGATATGTTGGTCTGGGTGATAGCTTCCATAAAAGAAGATAGATCGTGGGTATGTGGGCCTCAGGTCCTCAGTTATTCCCCGGATCGGAGGACTCCACGGGACGCTTTCGCGTTTCATGCCATCTCAGGCAATCGTCAGCCGTTTCGGGTTCCGGGCCAGATGTGCGCTGTACTCCCACGCGCACCCACGGTCTATCTTCTCTTCTACTTCGATTTCAAACTGGTCTGGGTGACAGGACTTGAACCTACAACCTCCTGCTCCCAAGGCAGGCGCTCTACCACTTGAGCTACACCCAGATCCGAGCGTAGCCAGTGGCTACGCCCTCAGGTCGTCGGTCGAGGCGCTGTCGTGTTCATGGCCATTCCTGTAGCCGGCCTGTGCGTGGGTGTAAAGGGGGCAGGGCAGTGCGCCTGTTACGATACGCATCCAGCCCACCCGGAGATGGACCATGAGAATCCCCGCCCCCTAGACGCAAAGGCGCCGTCCGCCGCCGACATACCCCCACCCCGCCCTCACAGTCAATTGGGGGTATACCCCCTTCGGCGGATAGGCATGTTTTTCCTAGGAAAAATATACCCCACCCCCGTTTTGCTCCAGTTTTTAGGGGGTATGTGGGTTTGTGGCACCGGCCCCTACGGTGCCTTTTGTTTCCTGTTGTCAAGGGGGGTGCCACCCCCCAATGCAAGTTTTTTTTATTTAGTTATCCACAAAAAGTTAACGCAGCAACTTGTCAAGGAAAATTTTTTTACTGTCAGCGCGCAGAGTATTACTTGAGCGATACTTAGTGCACGCTCGTCAATACTTGACGAGGCAGCCGCGCCGTCGAGCCTGACAGCCTGCGGCTGACGGGCGCGTCGGCGCGGTGGCTGGGGGAGCTGCGTCCTCGAGCCAGCCTGCCGCAGGCTGTCAGGCTCGAGGACGCAGGCGCAGAGGGCGCGGCGGCTGGGGGAGCTGCGCCCTCGAGCCAGCCTGCCGCAGGCTGTCAGGCTCGAGGACGCAGGCGCGGAGGGCGCGGCGGCAGGGCGGCTCAGAGGCCCGTACAGCGCGTCGGCCTGCCGTCCGCAGCATAGCCCCACGGCAATCGATCTTCGCGCTGTAGGGCGCGTTTCCGGGGCGAGAAAAGGCTATCTAAGGCTGATGTTGAGTGGGCGGCCACCAACCGACAGCCCTTCCGCTCATGCAGCTTTCAGACAGGCGAGCGCAATGAATGCGTGCTGAGCTGCATGAATCGTTTGACTTCGGGGTCGAGGTATGAGATAGATTTGCCACCGGGCGAGGAACGCCCAGCGCACAGGAGCCTACCATGACCGAAGCGACCTTCACCTACGAGAACGCCAACAACGCCAAGTTCGAAACCCTGCGCGACGTCCGCGAAGCCCTCTTCTGCATCCGCGCCCTGACGTCGGCTCTCTCCGACCGCCTGTACGACGAGCTCCGTGAGCGCAAGCTGCAGGCTGGCACCGCCGAGTACGAGCAGTTCCGCCAGATCCAGAAGCTGATCGACGACAAGTGCTGGCTGGCTGCGCGCGAAGCCTGCCTGCTGCTCGAAGACTTCGTCTGATCCACGCCTGACCATCGACCCTGACCTGACCGGAGACATGACCATGAACGCCATCACCACCTTCGCCCGCCCGTGGATCGCTGAGCGCACCGCCGAGATCAACGCCGCAGCCGACGCCATCAGCGCCCTCGACATCGGCGACGGCGTCAGCGTCTCGGTGTGGTCCGACATCGAAGCCTACACCATCATAGCCAAGACCCCGACCACGATCACGCTGCGCGGCGACCACGCCAAGCTGGTCAACGGCGACGAGCTGATCTTCGAAGCCGGCGGTTTCTGCGCCAACTGCGTCAACCCCGAGATCCAGCGTTACGAGTACACGCGCAACTCCTGCGGGCATGTGATCAAGATCAGCCTGCGCCGCTGGACCGACGAGGATGGCAACGAGCGCCGCAAGTGGAAGCGTTCGGGCACCAAGACCTTCGAGCAGGGCGGCGACGCCTACGCTGGTCGCCGCGCCTTCCACGACTACAACTTCTGACCAGCCTCGGCGGGGCTTCGGCCCCGCCACCCCCTTCCAACCGGAGTGAGCGCCATGACCACCGTGACCAGCACCCCCATCCGCACCGACGGAGCCAACTACATCGTCAAGGTGCGCGAGGCCGAGGGCATATCGCTGTCCAACCTTCGCGCCTACGACTACTACGTCGGCGAGATCATACGCATCGATACCGGCGCAGTCGCGTACAACACCCGCGGCTACGACTCGATCCGCGCTGCCCGCCTGCAGGCTGCCCGCTACATCAAGCGGTACGAACACCACCTTGCCAAGCACGGCATCGGGTTCGAGGAGCAGGAGGCTGCGCGCAAGGCTGAGGAGCGCGCGGAGCGCGATGCCAAGCGCAGGGCTGACCGCCGTGTGCGCGACGAGGCCCACGCCACGCTAGGGTCGCTGCGCAAGATGCTTGGCCTGCTCGATGCCGTGTGGTCGCTGACCGAAGACAATTACGCAACCGGCGACTGGCAGGATGTCCTTGAGGCCCAAGCCGTCCTTGCGCGCATCGATGGGGAGGCTTGAGCCATGTTTCACACCGTTTGCATCGAAGACAACATCGACCCCGCCCAGTGGCTCGAGATCGCCAAGTTCCGCTGGCACGCTGACGCCTGCGAGTACGCCAAGGAGATCAGCCGCAGCGACCGCTGGGGCAAAATCGTCCGGATCGAGAGCGACCACAGCTACGTCAACGTCTACTTCAAGGAGGGCGCTGAGACGGTGAACGAAATTTTTGCATGAGCTGGTATTGAAATCTGTCTGAACGCACTTACATTGAACTCGGGCGGTGGCTCAGCCCCGCCCCTTATCTGGAGATGACGCTATGGCTACCAAGTTCGCCCCGACCATCAAGCCCGCCTCGATCATCGACCGCCTCGGCGAGATCAAGGCGCAGATCGCCGACCTGACCGCTCTCGAGAAGGAGCTGACCGCTCAGATCAAGGCCGAGGCTGCCAGCACCGGCAGCACCGAGTTCGACGGCGAGTGGTTCCGCGCCGCTGTCGTCACTGTCGCGGCCCGCGACACGCTCGACCCCAAGGCTGCCGAAGCCAAGCTGCGTGAGCTGGGCGTCGATGGCCGCTGGTTCAGCAAGAACCAGAAGACCGTCGCCGGCTACACCACCGTCCGCATCGCGGCTCGCAAGACCGCTCGCTGAGGAGATCCTGACGTGACCACCACCAGCGAGTGGACCCCAGCCCTGCGGGCAGCCTGCATCGAGCGCAGCGGCAAGCTCTACGCCTTCTGCTACAGCGAAAAGCGCGCCCCCTGCGACCAGTGTCGCGCCGCCCTCAACCTCACAACCGGGAGCAACTGACGTGAGCAATAAGAGCATCGAGCGCATCAATCGCGAACGCACGATCCCCTTGGAACGCTATCAGGAAGAAGGTGCCGAAAGTCGTTACGAATACTTAACCGACCTTGCTGAGAACGCGGGCGTCGATCTTGAGATGGTTCTGACGCTGATCGATGTTCTCGGACCCAATGAAGATTTCGACGGTCTGGTCTCAATGACTGAAGACTTAGCAATGGGAGCGTTTTGATGAGCAAGAAGTCACCCGCAGAACTCAAGGCGATGGGCTTTGCCATCGCCGACGAGATCGAGACCCGCATCCAGCCGCTGCTCGACATCGGCATCACCCGCCAAAACGCTATCAACCTGACCGTCGCCCTTCTTTCCA